TTCCTCCATTCTTTCCTCCATTTTTTCCATTCTTCCCACCATTTTTTCCATTCTTCCCACCGTTTTTTCCACCGTTCTTCCCTCCATTTTTTCCCCCAAGGTTCCCGTTCTTCCCACCGTTCTTCCCTCCAAGGTTCCCATTCTTCCCACCGTTCTTCCCACCAAGGTTCCCAAGATTTACATCAACATCATCCGACACCTACATTTTGACGGTAGATGGATATGTCGCTGCCCAAGAACTTCAGGAGGGTGACAAGGTTCTTACTCTAAATATACAAGATATATATGGACTTGCCATTCCAGAAGAAGACTTTGCATCAATAGATGACATAGAAGCAAAAGAGACAGAGGTAGTTAATATTTCTGTAGATAATAGGGATTCATCTATCTATCAGATAAATAGCAACTGGTTTGTTGATAATACTCATATCCTTAGTAAGAAAGATGGATTGGTACAATTTACATCCGCTTCAGAAATAGATGAGTCTTATGAAATTTTTAATGTTAACGACATGAACTGGACTGCTGTAGAAAATATAGAATGCATTGAAAATGTTTCAGTTAATTCTTATATAATTGAATGTGATACTGAAAAATTCTATATTTCTCAGGACTGCGTGGTATATAATAATAAGGAAAATGATGAATGATTGGCATAACAAAGATCGATCAGAAACAGATACTAATAGGAAAACACCTAGAAGCATATCTAACAATATAATTGTTGAAAATCCAGCACTAGGAATCAACATATATAAAAATTGTTTTCCAGAAGAATTATGTAGTAATATCATTGAAACCTTAGAAAAAAAATTAAATAAAAACTCTTTATATAATTGGCAAAGTGCCACAGTCACCGAATCAAAAGATCCTCTGCTAGACGCAAGAAACTGTGTTGATTTTAAAATTGGACACGGATGCCTGGGTGAAAAAAATGATGAAAATCATGAGTTATATAATATACATGAAAAAAGTTTTCAACATTTATTTCCCTGCTCTCAAGACTACGGGCAGTACTGGGGAGTTCAAGTCAACTACTTTGAAGTATTTAATTTTGTAAAGTATGATGGTCAAGGAAAGCATTTTAATATTCATGCAGATCACGGTCCAGCCTATGTATCTACCATTTCTATGGTTGGATATTTAAATGATAACTACGAAGGTGGAGAATTATATTTCCCGCGATTTGATCTTAAAGTAAAGCCAGAGCGCGGGGACTTGTTTATTTTCCCTTCAACATATATTTATGAACATGCATCTCTTCCTATGATAAGTGGAACAAAATATTCATTAGTAGTTATGAGTGATTATAATTCCAGGGGAAGAATGAAGTACTTTGACTACAATTTAGTCAATGAAAAACTAATTTATTAAATTGAGAGGTGTAGTGTGCAAGAGAATCAAGATGATGTAAGTAAAAGAATACAGGATTTCTATCGATACGATAAGGAAACTTGGAGTTCAGTAGATCAGGTTGGGCCTGGAATTTTTGTGTACAGAGACTTAGTTCCCAAGCACTCTATTGATAAGGTAGAAGAAGTTCTTAATGATTCTTCTAACATGTATTTCTATCAAGAGGCGATGGTCGGGTACGGAATGAAAATGCCAGAGTACAGAGATTGCTTTGACTTTAAATATAAAAGAAGTGATATAGAGCATGATAATTCTGACTCTGGAGAAAAGTTAAAAAGTTTATGGCAAGAACTGTACGATCTAAAACTTCCTGCAGTAAAAAATTATTGTAGATCATTTAATATTGGTGAGGTTAGATACTGGGAGGCCATGAATTTTGTTAAGTATGGGCCAGGACAACACTTCCAAGAGCATACAGACCATGGATATTCTTACAACTGCGTAGTATCTTTAGTAGGATATCCTAATGATGACTATGAAGGCGGAGAGTTAGAATTTAGGCTACAGAAACTAAAAATCAAGCCAAGGGCGGGTGACCTTTTCGTATTCCCATCTAACTTTATGTATCCACATAAATCATTGCCAGTTGTAAGCGGTACAAAGTATTCTATCGTTACAATGTTGGACTATTCAGATAAATTTCATAATAATAATTTTTATCAAGAAACCGGGAATTAATGAAAATAGTTGCCTATAGAAGTAAAGAATCTCCATGCATTATAGATCAAATGCCTCCACATAGAGACTGGATGGACGAGACATTTGACAAACATGCATACCAATGTTTTCCATTAACTATGGCAAATAGGCTAGGATGGTCAATATCATTTCAAGAAGATATTAGATTTACATTAAAAAGTAAAAGCGAAAATAATTATGTAGATATAATTACTGAAAATATGTATGTTTCAAATAGAAGAGCCAATAGAACAGTTAGTATTGATACGGGAATTATTTTTTCTCCAGAAGAAAATATTTCAATATTAACTATGCCTCCTCCTAATGTATTTATAGATGGAGTACAATGTATTAGCACAATAATCAGTACTTCTGTTCTATATAATCAACTTCCTATTTCTTTAATGGTAACAAAACAAGATGAGGAAATATTTATTCCAAAGGGCACGCCACTAGCATCAATACTTCCAGTATCTTTATCTGAAATTAATAATATTGAATTGGTAGTTAAAAATAAAAATCCAGATTTTATGAATTCTGAAGAATGGAATATCTTTAACAGAGAAAAAGCAGTAGTTTCTGAAGAAATGAATTCCAAGGGGGAGTGGACACATTTTTATCGAAATGCTATAGATCATAAAGGTAATAAAGCAGGAGAACATGAAGTTAAAAAAATAACTATGAGAGTGGAGCATGAATAAAATAGAATTTGTTCCAAGCCGCACCTGGCTGAATAAAAAAAGTGCTAGCGCTCCTGGTCCAGCATCTAAAGAAATCCCTGAGTGGTATTTAAAGGCGGATAGATACGCAAAAGACGAAGATGGAAACGATTTTATTGGAATGGATGGAGGTAAAATACCTTCATGGAAAGCCTGCCCAGCAATATATGACATACTTGCAACTGGATATGTGTTAAAAACACCTTGCGATATAGAATTTATTGAAGAGGATGGAGAACTCCATGTAGATATTTCTGACCCAAAGTGCCAAGATTTTATTCATTATAGAGACAAAATGCCAGGGTTTGAAAGTCCAATGGGGTATAGAGATAAACACTTTGCCTGGTGGCCAGATTGGATGCCTTCAGTTCCAGAAGGATATAGTGTATTGTTTTCTCAGCCATTCAATAGATTTGATTTACCATTCCTAAATACTTCTGGAGTAGTTGATTCAGATTGCGTAGACATTCCTGGGACTATACCGTTTTTTATAGCAAAGGATTGGTCTGGTATAATACCTAAAGGAACTCCATATGTACAACTTTTTCCATTTAAGAGAGAAGATTGGGAACATAGCCATAAGGTGATAGATCCATTCTCCATGGAAAATAGAATAATTGAAAACTCTATAAAGTATAGAGTACCAAACGGCGGAGTATATTTAAATGAAGTATGGCATAGAAGGAAGTATGTGTAATGGTAGATAGAGATAGAATACAGGGAGATCCCGTATCCATAACTCCTTCCGGCTTCTTTGGCAAAGATGCCTCTAATATTGTAACTATAGAAAATTTTATTTTAGATGAAGAAATAATTAAATTAAATAACTTTATAAGAAATAATAAAGTATGGGACGTTACTGAAAGTGATATAAACGAAAATGGAACTGTCACATACGACCACAGTTATTGGGTAGATAGAGTTGTTACATATCCAAATATAATGAAAACAGATCCATCTATAGTTGATACAATTGAAGAAATGGTGGATAGGTTAAAAAAAGAAGTTGATTCTTTTTTTAATGTAGATGTTCATCCAACCACCCCCGCAATGGTCAGGTGGTTGCCAGGGCAACTTCAAATGCCTCATGCAGATAAAGAATTACATGAGGGTCCAGACGCAGGAAAGCCTAATAGTTTCCCTTGGTATGATATCGCTGGTCTTTTTTATATTAATGATGATTATGAGGGCGGGGAACTTTACTTCCCAAACCAAGGAATAGAATTTAAGCCCAAGAAAGGTGCTGCCTACTTTTTCCCTGGAGATATGAACTATATACATGGAATTAGAGAGGTCAAGTCTGGAATTAGATACACAGTCCCCTTCTTTTGGACGATAATGAAGCATACGGGAGATAGAAAGCCATGAGTATAATTGAAAATATTGATGAAAAAGATTTCATAATTTATAAAGATGAAGATAATTTAAATGAAAAAAGTAGACTAGGTGTAGAAAAAAATAGAATTATAGAAGTGCCAAACTTTGTCTCTCCAGATACTGCAAAAGCAATGACAGAGTACTTTGAGTGCAAAGCAGATATGTGGGGTCCAATAGCATTTTATGGATCTTCTGGTATGGGCTTAATGCCAGGAGATGAAGATCTAGATAAATTCAATTTAGACAGAAATTTTTTTCCATCTATTAGTTTAAAATTTCAAGAAGCAATAGAAAAAATCTTTGATAAGAAGGTAAAACCAAACACCTCTCATGCACAAAAATGGGACGTAGGGGGCTTCGCATCAGTACATTCAGATAACTCCGATTTTGATGGAAATCCAAATTCTTTTCAAATAAATAAGTATGTTGGAATTTTGTACCTAAATGATGACTATGAAGGTGGACAACTTTATTTTCCAGAGCATGATATATCCTTTAAGCCTAATGCATATTCTTTAATATGCTTTCCAGGAGGGGTAGAAAATATACATGGTGTTTCAGAAATAACTAAAGGAACTAGATACACCATGGTTTCTTTCTGGGACTATAGTGATGCAGACTACTCTGAAGAATTAAAATTAGAGTGGGAAGAAGAAATAAAGAACATAAGAAAAGAACAAGAGCAGCAAAGAGAAGAATGGGCAAAGGGAAATAAGTTCGCATGATCCAGGAAGATCTGGGAATTGATGACACTAAAATACATTATTACCGAGATTTAATACCTAAAAATTTAAAAATAATAGATTTAATAAATAGTGTGGGATCTAAAGGAAGTCTGATAGGTTCTTGGTCTGAATGGAAATCATCTGGGAATAGTCCTACTTTATTCGGTGATTTAAAAAAAATAAATTATCATAAATATAAAGAATCCACAATTGAAGAAAAATATTTATATGATATTATTTTTAATGCTATATCTATGTCTGCTGAAAATTATTCTGAAAAAAATAATTTAACTTTAAAATCTTTAATACCTCCACTTATATGTAAGTATCATGAAGGAACATTCATGGGTCCGCATACTGATGATTCTCAAAATGCATACATATCTGGAGTTCTTTACTTAAATGATGATTACGAGGGTGGAGAACTTGAGTTTCCAAATTATGGGCTTTCTATAAAGCCAGAGGCGGGTAGCATGATAATATTCCCCTCTACCCACCCTTATATTCATGATCCTAAACCAGCATATGGCTCTGAAAGATACATTTGCCCAGTATTCTGGTATAAATAAGATATAATTAATATATGTCATATTCCCAGATAGTTCTTTCAGAAAATCCTTATGGATATTGGGAGTTTGCCCCTGAATACAATGCTGGATCAACTAGTATAGAAGACTTATCTAAAAGATCAAATAATATTAATATTTCTGGAATTTTAGATAACTATAAACCAATAGTTCCAGGATGTAAAAAATCTGCCAAGTTTACAAATGACAAAACTGCGACTATAGATAATGTATATGGATTATTTTTAAAGGGTTCAGAAAATAAAAATTTTACAATAGAGTTCTTCTTTTCTATCGAATCATCTTCTATAGAGAATAATCATTCTTTAATTACTATAGGAAATTTTTTAAAATGCTATATAAAATCAGATAAAATATACCTAGAGTCAGACTCACAACAAGTTTTTATTCCAGTATCAACATGGGATTCTTCTAATTATGTAGCAATTACATATGAAAATAAAGTTCTTACTCTTATAGTAAACAATAGTATAGAAAAAATATTACTGGGTTCTGAGTACCTATTGCCAGACACATCTGCTCCAGATATAATAATTGGTCCTTCTGCAAACACATCTATGCCCTTTTTTATAAATGCTCTAGCGTTATATTCATATGTAATTTCTAATAATCAAATAAACAGAAGGTCTGCATGGAGCAAATATTTGCCTAAACTAAAAGAAATATCTTCTATATATGGAGCAGACTATTTTAATCTGTCATATTTGCCAATACTTAGTCAACAAAAAGTACTACTAACATCACCAGACGCCCTATCGAATTCACTATCAAATAACATTGAAGTTTTTGAAGACAGTATAAACTTAGTTGAGTATGCAAATCCTATAATTATAGGAGATCAATATCAATTGAATGGGGAGGGGCTTTCTCTAGGAGAATCCACATACTTGAATTTAATTGACATAAAAAAATCTATTAATAGTTCCAATTTTTGTATTAGATTCCAATCAAAAGTACTAGAGCAAATAAATAATTCTGCAAAAGAAGAGACATTGCTAGAGTTTGGACCCCTAGATAATTATCAATCATGCAGATTATATAAGTCTGCAGATAAAAAGATCACTTTGTCTCTAACGTACCTTGATGGGACAGAAGAAAATATTTTGCAGTCATCTGCAATAACTAATTTTTCTTTATATCATAATGTTGCAGTAAATTTTAATAATCAATTAGTTTCATTAAAGGTTAATAGTCAAGAATTATCATATCAATATCCTTTCCCCGCCATGTCATCAACTCCATTTTTTACTTTAGGTAATAGTTCTTCAGGAGACACCCCGCTAGTGGGTAAAATTAAAAATTTTACAATAGATCAAGCAATAGAATTTTCTCAGATTAATTTTACAGACGTAGGTAAGTACACCCTAAAGTTATTAGGAAATCTAAAAGTATCTCAGCGGGGTCAATGGTACTATTCATTTACCCCTACGGAAAATATATTATCTAGTTGCATCACATATAATACTGCATCTAAAAATTCCACAGTATATGTAAACAATGTACAGATAAATTCAAATACAATAATTCCAGACTTGGATTATGAAAACAATGATCCAATAAACATAAAAATAAATTTATTTACTGATGATTCTGAAAATGATCTGGCAGTTTTTAATAATTTATATTTAGTTTTATATCAAGATGTTGAAATTGCATCAGAAAATGCATTATATACAATATCTACAATACCTACATCGTCATCAGGAATAAAAGTAGAGCCATATATTATAAATACAGAATCATCATCTATTTTATCTAAACCAGATAATTTAGGAATTAAATTTATTAATCAAAAAACTAGTGGTGGGATGGTATACCCATATGATGATTCTGGGCTAACAACTATTAGATTTATAGACTTTATAGTTAAATTAGATTCGATCCCTACAACAGAGACATTTACAATAATAGATACTTTATCATCTATAAATAAAAAATTAACCTATACATCAGGTGGGCTGCAGAAAACCGGAACGTTTACTTTATATGTAGATGGAGTCGTGGCAAACTCTAATACGCAGTTAAATGATAAAGACTTCTATCACATAGCGCTAGACTTTGGAACTACGGAACCAGATACTATATTTATAGGATCTGATAGGTCTGGATTAAATGGAATGTCTGGGTCTGTAGGAGAATTAACAATAAATGAAAATGTTCCATCTTCCGTCACTAATTATTTAGATTTAAAAAATCAGGCACTCATAGGAAGAGTAAAAATTGTATGTGAAGAAGATGATGAAATTTCATTATTAGATAATCAATCACCAGTTCAATCAATATCTATCGACGGAGGAAGGTATTTTGAAATGACAACTCTTCCAAAGATTAAGGCTATAGAAAATAGATGGCAAAACATATCTGTTTCTGAGTAAAACTGTACATATTTTACACTTTTATCTAATAAATGGTACAATTTTAGTATGCCAAAAGTAAGAATAATAGAAGAAACTGACTACGGAATGTACCTCTGGGAGATGCCAGATGGCAGTATTGTCGCAGATGATGACAAAAACTTCCTTAATATACCAGCAAAACGCGGGGACCGTGCCAAAATAAAAATGTTAACTGATGCTGCTAAATCATATGGAATAGAAGAAGGCAAGCCAGTATTTTTATCAGGACACCGTAGAGTAACAGACGAAGAATATGAATATCAAAAGCAGAGGCTTGAGTGGGGTCTTATACCCGATGAATTAGATTATGGTGCTGCTAGAGATGAATTAATGAATCACCAAAAAGGACTTATTAAGTAATGTCATTTGAATATGTAGAAGATGAAGAGTCACAAGAAATTCAAATAACTTCTTCTGATGATATTTTTAGGTTTTATTCATCACAGGATGAGCATACAGATCCATTTCTTATGCCAGCAGAAGAATTAAAAAAATATTCTGGCCTATCATCAAACTTTAAAAGAAAAACATCTAGAAGCCTACAAAAGTTTCATCAAGGAGTATCTGGCGTAAAATCTAAGAAAATAGAAGATCCAGATGTGACTGGGTACGTCATGTTTGAAGCAGTTGAGCCGACATATAACATGGACTACTTGGCAAAAATATATGAGGTTTCATCTCCCCACCATGCCGCAGTAGATGCTAAAGTATCTAACATCGTTGGATTAGGATACGACCTTATTGAAACAGATGAAACTAAAGATAAGATAGAAGAAATAGATGATAATGATTCAGAAAGACTTAATTTCTTAAGAAGAAAAATTTCCCGTGCAAAAACTCGTTTAAAGAAAGATATTGATAATTTAAACGAGGACGAATCTTTTACAGAAACCATGAAAAAAATTCTTACTGATTATGATGCGACTGGTAACGGATATATGGAAATTGGTCGCAAGGTCGATGGAACTATTGGCTATATTGGTCATATTCCATCTTCTAATATGAGAGTAAGAAGAAATCGTGATGGATTTATTCAAATAGTAAACAATAGAATTGTATTCTTTAGAAATTATGGAGATGAGTCTACTTCAGACCCACTAGGCAGCGACCCCCGTCCAAATGAAGTAGTCCACTTTAAAAAGTATACTCCTACAAATAATTATTATGGAGTGCCAGATATCATTCCAGCACTACCCGCGTTGGCAGGGGACGAGTTTGCATCCAAGTTCAACCTTGACTACTTTGAGAATAAGGCTGTTCCTAGGTACATTATTGTAGTAAAGGGTGCTAAACTTTCTAATGATTCCCAAAGGAAACTTCTTGAATTTTTCCAGACAGGATTAAAGGGTAAAAACCATAGATCTTTATATATTCCACTTCCAGCAGATGATGGAAATACAAAGGTAGAGTTTAAAATGGAGCCAGTTGAGGCTGGCATACAAGACTCTTCATTCAGAAACTATCGCCTTGAAAACCGTGACGAAATACTTATGGCTCATAGAGTTCCAGTAACTAAAGTAAGCATGGGTTCTGGGGTATCACTTGCTGCTGCAAGGGATGCGGATAAGAATTTCAGAGAGCAAGTAACCAAGCCTACCCAGGACTATTTTGAGAAAAAGATCAATAAAATAATCCGTGAATTTACAGATATGTTTTCTCTTAAGTTTAACGAACTTAGTCTTACTGATGAGGATACACAATCTAAGATTGATGAAAGATACCTTAGAATGCAAGTTATTGTTCCAAATGAAGTTAGAGCAAAGAAAGGACTCCCAGCCCTTGATGGCGGGGATACTCCAATAGTTCTTAATGCTCGCGCAGCAGCAGAGCAAACAACTCAGGCTACTGGAAATAGAAGAAGAGATCAGGAGCGTCAACAAAACCAGCCCGATATTGATGGAGAGGCAAGAAATCCACAGGGCGATGGCAGATCTGTGCAATAGTTGTGCATAAAATTTTGTATTAATCTGTATAGTTGATAGAATTTATTTGAGATGGAAATAACTAAATCTTATTGGCATAGTGACGGCGACCGTATAAGTCTGTCCGTACCGTTCTTCAAAGTCGATGAAGAGCGCAGAATAGTTTCTGGATTTGCCACATTAGACAATGTAGATCGACAGAACGATATTGTTGATGCAGACGCTTCTATCAAGGCGTTCGATACATTTAGGGGCAACCTCCGTGAAATGCATCAACCAATTGCTGTCGGCAAGGTAACAAACTTTAGAGAAGAGCAATTTTATGATAAGTCAACTGGACAATCATATCGTGGAGTTTTTGTAGATACATATGTCTCCAAGGGCGCACAAGATACCTGGGAAAAGGTGCTTGACGGCACCCTTTCTGGATTTTCTATCGGTGGCAATATCACAAAAGTAGATAAAGTTCAAAAGGGTGATGACATGGTTCGTGTCATCAAAGAGTACGAACTTGTCGAACTTTCCCTCGTAGATAGCCCAGCGAACCAACTTGCCAACGTGTTTTCTATCCAGAAAGTAGATGATCAACTAGTAGCAACTGGAATTGCTACAGAAATCAAGATGGATAACATTTTCTGGTGCGAGTCAGATCAAATTGCAGTAGCAAAAGACAATGATTCCTCAACCTGTTTAGTCTGTGATTCAGAAATGACTAATATCGGTTGGGTAGAGTCAAATGACGTTGCTAAGAATCAGGAAATTGGCAAGGCAATTGATCGTCATGTTAACAAAGATAGTCTTTCTGGAAATAATCCAGAAGAAATGCCTGAGCCAACAATAACAAAGCAGGCAGACAACGAAACCAATATTGAAGGAGGTGCAGTAAAAAATATGGAAATTGAAAAAAGTGAAGAAGTTACAGAAATTCAAGAAACAACTGAAGAAGTTGTAGAAAAAGGAGCCGTGGTTGCAGAGGAAGCAACAGAGGCTGTTGAGGCTGTAGCAGAAGAAACCTCTCCAGAAGATGAAGAGGGAGAAGACTTAGAAAAGGCTGCAAACTCCGATGTTGAGGTTGAAGAACCCGACTTTGTTAAAATGTTGGAAGACCTCAAGACATTCTTCGGAGAAAACATCAGCAAGAGCGCAGAAGAAACTAAGGTGACTGTTGAAGAAATCACCAAGACTATCGACGCTCAAATTACAGAATTGGCCGAGAAACATGAAAATCTCAGCAAGGCAGTTGAAAATATAAAAAGTGCAATCGATACAATCGAAAAAAGAGTCGATTTGGTCGAAAGTGAGACTGCTGTTAAAAAGTCCGGCGATCTTGATGGATCAAAGGAAGAAACAACAATAAGAAAGAGTATCTGGAGCGGATCATTCCTCGCAGCCCGTGATCTATGATACATAAACTGAAAGGTAGGTGAAAAGCAAAATGAGCAATGAACTTTTACAAAAAGTAATCGACACAACTGAAGTTGGTGCAGGCGGTGGTGGCCTTTTAAAGCCAGAGCAATCAAATCGCTTCATTGACTACATGTTCGATGCAACAATTTTAACTCGCGTAGCCCGTACAATCCGTATGCGTGCAGATACAACAGAGATCGATAAGGTCGGTGTTGGTGAAAAGTTGATGGTTCTCGCAACAGAGGGAGCCGCTACTGGTCAAACAGACCGTGGCGCAACATTCACCAAGGTTTCTCTTACAACAAAGAAACTCCGTCTTGACTGGGAACTTTCAAGCGAATCCCTTGAGGACAACATTGAGGGAGCAGACCTTGAAGATCATATCGCACGCCTTATGGCAACACAGGCTGGCAACGATATTGAAGATCTGGCACTCAATGGTGATACAGCATTATCATCTGATAACCTTTACAAAGCATTTAATGGCTTCCGTAAGTTAGCCCTTAATGGTGGACAGGTTGTTGATGCTGGTGGTGCTACAATCACTAAGGCAGTCTTCAATAGCGCACTCAAGAAAATGCCTCGTAAATACAAGCAACGTCGTAACCAGTTGCGCTTCTTCACCGGAAGCAACTTGGTTCAGGACTACTTGTACAACTTGACATCAATTGGCCAGGGAGCCACACCAGAAGATATCGCTTCAAGCATTCTTCGTGGAAATCCAGCAGCCCCTGAGGGTGCCCCAGGTGGAGTTATTCCATTTGCATTCGGCATTCCAGTAGTTGAGGTTCCGTTAATCAACGAGACACGTTCTGGCGATTACTCAGGTGCAACAGGAAATCATGGTGAAGTCCATTTGACATTCCCACAGAATTTCATTATCGGCATCAAGCGTGATGTTACTGTTTACCGTGAATTCAAGCCAAAGAAGGATACAATTGAATACACACTCTTCATCCGTGTTGGTGTGGCAATCGAAAATCTTGATTCTTTCGTAGTTGTAAAGAACGTCAAGGTCGCATCCTGAAATTAGTTATCTAGTGCGTTAGGGAGGGGTTAAAATCCCTCCCTTTCGCCTTTTCTGATATAATTAATGTTGAGGAAAAGGAGTTTTAATGTCTTTTAATACAATGAAAACGGCTGATTTAAAAAAGGTGGCGGATCATTTCGCTGTTGATTTAGAAGATGCAAAGACAAAGAGTGCAATACTTTCAGCATTAGAAGAAGAAGGAATCACATACGAAATGTATGATAAATTTCTTAATGCGGAAACAGTAAAGCCAGATATTTTAGATAAGCCTAAAAAGCGTGAGTCCAGTCCAAATGATGTGTTAGTAAGAATGGATAGAGAGAATGCACACTATGAAGTAAATGGATATACATTTACTAGAGAGCATCCATTCGCAGTAATGCATCCAGATGATGCAGAGTTTATATTTGAAACTCAAGAAGGATTTAGAATGGCTACCCCACGCGAGGTTCAAGAATACTATAATTAATCGGAGTGATGGCAATTGATAGAAACATATACTGGCTCAGTAGGCACCATAGAATTAATTACTTATAAGGATGGTGTGCCAGTAGCGCCAGATTCTACTCCTTCAGTAGTAGTCACAAATGCAGAAACCGGAGTACTTGTAGCAAGTGGTAGCGCTACTATTCTTAATCCAAACTACGAGGGTGAATACTACTATAATTTACCAACTTCTGCTACTTCAACAGACAGGATTTTAAAAATAGTATGGACATATTCTATAAGTGGCAGATCTATTCACGAAACAGAGTATGTATATGTTGTAACCCCATATGCAACAGTAGATGAAATAGTAGACGAACTTGGATTCTCTATGAGGCCAGAAGACTCTAACTATTACTCTTATGAAAAAATACGCAGCGCGGCCCGTGTTGCAAGAATGATGATAGATACCGAACTTGGATTTTCTATTGGTAAGTATGAGAAAACAGTAGTTGCTTATGGCGATGGGGCAGATGTTCTTCTTCTACTAGAAAAAATAATAAGTATCTCATCAATATATGAAAATGATGAGTTGGTTATAAATAACTCAAATAACTACAATGTTTTTGGATACGAGGTAGAAGTTACTGAAACTGGATACGGAATTAGAGTAATTCCTACAAATCCTGGCGATGACATAGATGAAGAAGAAGAATTTGATTACATAGGATTGAATAAGGGTAGATTTAGAGATGGATATAGGTATGAAATAACTGGCACATTCGGATGGAATTATGTGCCAGTAGAAATTAAACAATGTATGTATCTTTTAATTAACGACCTACTTTGCAACGACTCTTTGTGGAGAACAAAATATGTTAAAAAAATAAATAGTGGTCAAATGTCTGTAGAGTTATCAAGTCAGTCATTTAATGGTACTGGCAATGCACTAGTAGATTCTATTTTGCAAAAATTTAAAATGATACAGGCCGTGATTATTTAATGTATGGATGCTTACAAAGTTCTGTATTCAATATGACTGCTGATATTTATTATCAAATAGAATCTCAAGACCCATCTACTAACGAAATTGATAGAAGATGGTCACTTTTAAAAAATATATCTTGCGCTATAAATCCAATTAGAGAGAGCGGTGGATCTGCAACATCAGATAATAAATATTTTTCTAAAGAGTATACAGAAGATTTAGAAACAAAAATGTATAGTATGGAGCAATTAAGTAAAAGATGGCGCGTTTCAGGAATTAAAAATAACTCTGGAACTGCTCTTTATAAAGAAATAGATAGAATATCTAGTCCAGATACCATATTTGAGGTCTATGCTTCACACCCGATACTTGACATATTTGGAAATATTCAATACTATGAAAATCATTTAAGAAGAACTACGGTACAGAGTAATGATTAATATCAAGGTTACTGAGTCTTCTAAAAATGAATTATACATGGAACTAGAAAATAAAATTAGAGGTATGCAGGAATTATCAAGTTCTGAAACATCAAGAGATATTATGACGGCAGCATATTCTATTTCCGCATTAAAGTTTATTAAGCATACCAATCTACTCGCAAGATCTGCAAAAAAATCATTTCACCATGTTTATGAATGGGGTGCGGTGGGAAGAGAAAATGGTAGGCTCTTTAGAATAATAAAGAGACAGGCTGGGTCTACATCTGCATCCGTTTACTATAAATTTAATAACTCAAAAAAGTCCAGCCCAATAGCACCAGAACTAAGAAAATCTGGTAAGACTGGTAAAAAAGTAACTAAGAGTGGGGTCTTTAAAAGAAAAGCGGAAGTTATGGAGTCTGGATCTCCTGTATCTTTTATAACATCTAGAAATATTGCATTTAGCACTAAAGATAGTGGGATAGTTTTTATCCCTCCAGGTAAAAAAATAAATATTATGAATCCAGGAGGGCAAGACACAAGTGGATCATTTAGAAACCACTTCGTTACTTGGTGGAAATTAAATTTTCCCAATGTGTTAGAAACAGAAAATATTCCAAAATCTTTAGAAGTAAATGTGGCAAGAGCCTTGTCTGCGAAAGGAGCGGGTCCAGCATCTGCCAGATCTGCTATTAAAAGAACTCTATCCCCACATCTAATAGTTGGAAGTGTAATATGACAATATATAGAGAGAATGCTAGATCTATAATAAATTCTTTTTTATGGAATGAAATTAAAGAATCTGGAGTATTAGATGAGGATGATTATAGGCCAGATAACTTTACAAAAACTTTAGTACCAATAATACCAGCACAAGAGGTTCCAGAATTCAACAATCTTCTTCCAGATAAAACATATATAATTTATGATTATGAAATAAATGATTATATGGATAAATGGTGGATTTGTGAAGAATCAATGTCATATTCCATAGTGGGAACTAAATTCGGCAAAGTAATGGAAATAACAGAACTCATGGTTGATTTGTTTAGAAGAAAAGACTTATCTGGTAAAGATTTACAATCATTTAATACCAACCAGGCAAAAATAAAATTTTATTCTGCATGTTTAGATTATGTCAGCAGCCCCTCCCCAGCGGAATCAGAGGGCGGAAGAATAGTTGGAGTAGTACAAATAACATATAAGTATTCTAGAGAAGTCAATTCAACTGGAAGATTTACATAGTTTGCTTTCCGACTTAACAATGTTATTATATAAAAGAGGAATGATCAATCTGGATATTAATAAATTAATATCCGAAAGGTAGGTGAAAATTTAAATGGCTGGATCTATTTCCAATATTCTCGTAGGTGCTGCACAGATCTTCTTGAGCAAGAATGACAGCACAGACGTTTCAGGTTATCCAAAGGCTATGCCGACGTTTGGTAACAAGAAGGCATCAGCATACTTGTTAAACGACGGAGTAGCAGACTGGAGAGATGTTGGCTTCACATCAGAAGGACTTGAGGTTTCTTACGAACCACAGTACGGAGAGGTTGAAGTTGATCAACTCCTTGACTCCGCCCGTATCTTCAAGACACAGTTGAGAGTCATGCTTCGTACTTCCTTCAATGAAGGAACATTCGAGAATATCAACACAGCATTCGGACAAAAAGACGCCGCTGTAACAACAGCAGTCGTTACAGGAGGATCTGCTGGTACACCAACAACTACACCAGTTGCATCATACACAGCAACTCCATCAGGATCAGGAGCAGCAAGAGTAATGAATCTTGAAGGAGGCTCACTTGGTGAGGCTCCTGTAGAAAGAGGACTCGTTGCTATTGGCGCTGCACCAACATCCTTGTCAGCAGACAAGTCTGAGAGAGTTTATCTCGCTCGTCGTGTACTTTCAATGGAGACCGTTTCACACGCTCTCCGCAGAAATGAGTCAACTGTCTACCCTGTTACATTCCGTTGCCTGCCAGACCCACAGTTCCCAACCGCTGAATACGGTGAGGTTCTTGATCGCGTTTGGTCAACACAGTAATTAAATTTATAACTTAATAAGTAGTAAAGGTGCGGCCCCGCAAATGCGGGGCCAATCCTTTATGTTTTGAGCAGCCATTTTGATATAATTATATTGCTACTTAGGAGGAAAAAATTGGCAACAACAATTTATGATACTGCTGAATTAGAACTGGAAAACGGAGACAAGATCATTGTCAAGCCTTTACCAATTAAGCAGTTAAAGAAATTTATGAAAGTAATTAGAGAGTTAGACTCAGAAGAAGTTAAGAGTGAAGAAGATGCTATGGATATATTTATCCAGGCTTCTATGATTTGTTTAGAAAAGACTAGGCCAGACCTTTCAGAAGACAAGGACGCCTTTGAGGAAAGTGTTAATATTCCTACAATGATGAAGATTCTTGAGGTTTGTGGAGGGTTAAAGATGAATGACCCAAATCTCCTAGGGGCGGCTCTAGTTGGGACGACTTAGATCTAGCCTCTTTAGAATCGGAGGTTTTCCTTTTGGGAAACTGGAAAAACTATGAAGAACTAGAAGATCAATTGTCTGTAGATGAGTTATTAGCAACGCTAAATGCTCAAAGAAAGCGCAGATATGAAGATCAAAAATTCTTTGCAATGATCCAGGGCATTGATATATCTGATAGTGATGAAGTTTCAGATATCGCAGACCTAAAGGGTGCCACAGCCGTCCAGCAAGGATTTGGTGTAGGTGTGGGACTTGGCCATGCCATCATGGAGGTAGTTGAGCCATGAGTCGCATAGAACTTAATATAGTTGCTACGGGTAATTTTAGAAATGTAGAAACTTCAGTTGCTAGATTAAGATCTCAAATAGATTCTCTCAATGCCTCTATGATGAGCATTGGGTTTAATTCTGCATTATCTAATTCAGTATCATCATTCCAAAATCAGTTCAACAACGCCATTGATAGTAGCGGCATGTTTGAACGACACATGGTAAACCTTACAACAGAAACTACTAGATTCGGCAGGAGCCTTGAGTCTGGTAGCGCTAGGCTTGGTCAATTATTTAAAGCAGCCTCTGACTATAGAAGAGGCGAGTTAGGTCAAATTAGACAACTTGCAAGAGAACAAGTAAGGCTTATGAATTCCACAACCATGAGAATGGCTGATGGTGCTACTCAAGTAATTGTTCCTAGAGGAATTGATGAAGGAATTGAAAAGCAAAGAATTCTTAATCAAGAATACAGAATCTTTAGACAAGTAGTTGCTAATGGATCTACTGAAATTATTAATTGGGGCAAGAATACACAATGGGCTGGTAGGCAGTTAACAGTAGGATTAACCGTACCACTCACCATCTTTGGAGCAGCCGCTGGAAAAGCGTTTATGGATGCTGATAAGCAACTAACAAGACTTACTAAGGTTTATGGAGATGCAACAAAGGGTATGGTTAACTCTAGCGAGTTGGCTAAAATAAGAAGTGAAACTCTAGCATTATCTCAAGAAATTGCTCGCACTATGGGAGTTTCAGTTGAAGAAACTCTAGGAATTGCTGCAGATATTGCTGCTACTGGAGTGCAGGGCAACGAGTTGCTTGCCGCTACTAGCGAGGCAATGAGATTATCAGTACTCGGAGAAGTTGATAGACAAGAGGCTATGAAGGCTACTCTTTCAATTCAGAGTGTGTTCAAAAAGGATACAGAAGGTCTAACGCAATCCATTAACTTACTCAATGCTGTAGAAAATCAAACCTCTGCAACAATTAATGATTTAGTAACTGGAATTGTTAAGGCTGGACCAGTTGTGCAAGGTCTGGGTGGAGATGTTGAGGATCTCGCAGCAATGATGGTTGCTATGCGTGAAGGTGGCGTATCTGCATCTGAGGCAGCCAACGCAATCAAGTCATCTCTAGCATCCTTGATTAATCCTACAAAACAAACAACGGAAGTCCTGTCAGGATTTGGCATAGACATTAAAAGTATTGTAGATAAAAATGCTGGAGATGTTATTGGAACCCTGATGGATCTACAGTCTGCTTTAGCAGGACTTGATGATTTAAGTAGACAAAGATCTATCGAACAGATCTTTGGTAAGTTCCAATTTTCAAGAATCAATGCTCTTCTAGCGAACCTCGGCAGGGCGGGAAGTCAGACAGAACAAGTGTTTGCTATAGCAGGAATGAGCATAGAGGAACTTGCAAAAAATGCAGACGCAGAATTAAAAGCAGTAACAGAGTCAGTTACTGGTAAATTCCAAAGGGCTTTCGAATCACTAAAGGCAAGCCTCATCCCAATCGGTGAGACATTTGTAACTATTGGCACGATATTACTAAATGTTGGAAATAAAATATTAGAAATATTTAATGCTATACCAGACCCAATAAAAAATATTATTAATGGATTATTAGGATTCACGGCGGTACTTGGTCCAATTATTATGATTACTGGTGTACTAGGTAACTTCTTTGGCTATCTAGTTAAAGGCATATCAACATTAATGGCATTTAAGAAAGAGGGCAGGGGAGCCTTTGATCTATTAACATTAGACTCTATTGCTGCAAGAGATGCCTCAGAGTTGCTCTCAGAAAGCCTTTACGATCAAGGTACTGCTATGAATACAATGGCCCAGGCTGTGGACACCCTGGTCAAAAAACTTCAAGAACTTGTTAATCAATTAAATCATACAAAGAGTGCATCTGGAGGATTGGATCAGGTTTCACAGGGTGTTCTAGCCAATGCAGAAGCCGCAGCAATTGTAAGAATGGGTCCAGGAACTCCATATACTACTCCTGAAATTCCATGGACTAAGGAGCAAGGAAGACAAAGATATAAAGGCAGGGCAGAGGCTGGAGTAACGTATTCCCACCTAACACCAGAGTCTATGCTGGGGGGAAGAGGAGTACTAGGGCTTGGTACATTTGTTGATCAGGCAGGATCTGATGTTCAGAAAGATCTTAAAAATTTCTATCAAGATTTAGTTTCATTAAGAGAAGAATCAATAACTCCAGAAATTAGAAGACAAGCCTTAGAAGACTTATCTAGAGGTTATCATGGCACAGGACCAGCATTAGAAGCCTCTCTAGCACAAATTAGAGCATTAACAGATGAGCAATTGGCGCAAATTCTTCCTACATGGGAAAAACTTACAACTCAGTCTACAGAGTATTTTGCTATTCTTTCAGTTGCTGCAGAAAAAGCAGAAGCAGGGAATCAAGAAGTTGCTGCAGCGTTTAAAAAATATTCACAGGATATAGAATCTGGTAGAGATCCAATCGCATCTTTAAGTGAATTAAGATCTGCTATAGATGGTACTGATCAGGCCGTAGATAAAAAAGTTAAAGAAATCGCGGCAGAGTTCGATAAAATCGAACAAGAACTGCTTGCCATGCCAGCGGGACGAGAAAGAGCAGTTCGTACAGCAGAACTAGTTAAAGAGAGAATAATAACTCCATACGAGATTGATCCTACACAAACACTTTCTGCTGCTGGAATTAAAGGAATGGGCGAAGGCGGGTTAAGAAATCCATTACTACATGCCATTCAAATGTACACAGATAGAATGTTTAATGATGCTCAAATAAGTCAAGAAATGTCTGCTGCATTAGCAACAGGAAATAAAAAACTTGTAGATGCATTATTAAGATTGGCAGAAGCCAGACAGCGTGAGGCCATGGCGTCGGAAGAAAATGTTGCAGCAGAAGAACAGTACCAACTTGCTGCAAAGAATCAAGCGGAGGCACAGGCAGCATATGCTAAAGCACAAAAAGAAAGCGCACAGGCGTTATTAAGATATGGTCCTAATAGCCCTCAATACAAGGCTGCAAAGCAAGCAGAATATCAGGCTCAACAAAGACTTATGCAGTTAGATGTAGAATTAGTTGCCGCATCAGAAAGAAAAAAGACAGCCATATTGCAAAGTAATAGGGCTAGTCAAGAACTTTCTGAAGAAGAAATTCAATTAGCAGCATTAAGAGAAAGACAATCTCTGGAAGTTACAGAAAATATTGTTTCTACCCAAAGAAATAGTGATTCTACTAATAAAGGAACTGTAGCAAGAGAAGGGCAAACTGCAGCAATATCTTCTAACAAAGGAGGAATGCTTGCGGGAGGCAAGTTGGGAGGAGCAATAAGCCTTGCAAGTATGGCTGCGATGTTCCTACCTCGTCCTGGAGAAGATACTGGGGCTGGGCAAGCAATGAATGCTGGAATAAATATAGCAAATATGACTGGCATGGGCGCAATGTTTGGACCCAAGGGACTTGCTATAGGTGCTGCTATAGGTGTCGCTGTAGAAGGAATTTCATTCTTTGGCAGAAGGTCTGAAGAAGCAGCAGCAGAACTTGCAAAACTAAAGGCTGGAATAGAAGCGTCTAAGACTGGACTCACAGAACTAGAAAAACAATTCTTTAATGTAGAGCCGTTAAAACAATTAGAAGATTTACCATTAAATGCATTTAATCTAAGAACGCAAGAGGCTACTAATAAGTTAAGAGAGTTTGCTAATGCTGTAGCAAACGCGGAGCCAGGAAGTGTTGAGGCTGGAAGAAGAGATCAAATTGCATCTATGGAATCTGCAGAGCAATTTATTAATGATCCAATGTTTAGTAAGATGGTTTCAGAAGCACTTCTAGGTGGCATGGATATAAAGAGCATTAAGACCATGATAGGTGGTTATTTATCTGCTACTGGTAAAGAAATATTTGCTCCAATTGTAAATGCTGAGTTAGATCGAATAGGAAAACTTGGCACAAAGCCAGAAGAAATAGGAGCAAAGTATCTAGCACAATTACAAGATATTGCTGATAGAGTAATTAGGGGTGCTGATTATACTGAAAAAGAAGCAGATAGATTAAGAAAAGCACAGCAGTTGTATGAAGAATCTAGAGGCGGGAAAGAAGTACTAGCAGTTAACCCTCAAACTGGGGAAAGTGAACAGGCTAATTTAGCAGATACTGCAGTATATCTCAATAGCATAGCAGAACAATTTGGAATGACTCTAGAAGAACTGCTAGGATTAATTCAAGAACGAATAACTAATCCTGAAGCAGAAAGTAACCCAGCAGTAGATGCTGCTATGAAAGGGCTTTCTGTAGATGGTCAGCAATATGGACCAGAATTTAATCAATTCATACTTGATATCTTGCCAGCATTAAAAGAAGTCGTTGCCATATCTCCAGACTTATATGAAATAGAAGACGTTATGGGGGCTGTTGGCAATGAAGCATCTATGATGGCTCAAGGAATATTTGCTGCCATGGCTTCTGGGGGGCAGACATTTGATCAATTCTTAACTTCACTAGGCGCTAGTGCAAATGCTTTAGATAGTAATAAGCAACTAATTGGTGAAATACAAACACAAATTAATGAAATGTCTCCAGATGCTGGTAGAGCATTCTCCATGATGATGGAAGGCGGAGTTCAACTTCAAGATGCATTAAGAATTGTATCAATGGTTATTGCTGATGTTAATACAGACTGGGCAGCACTTGCTGATATGGCAAGAACTAATCCTGCAAACTTTAGAGCGAATGTTTGGACCTCTTTCATACAAGGAAGTCCAGTTGGAACAACTCCTACCGCCCAGGCTGCGACGAATCCAGAAGATGCAATTCAATCAGCATTAGGAGCCATAGATTACTCAGGTGACGCTGGAGGAGGATCTGGAGGATCTGGATCAGACTACTACGACAAACTTATTGAAGCACAAGATAAGATAATTGAAGGTATTCAAAAGGAACGTGAGGAGCGTCAAAAACTACTTGAATTACAAGAAAAGCAAGTGGATTTTGCACTACGCAGACAAGACTTAGAAAATCAAATAGCCAGAGCAACAGCAGAAGGCAATTTTGCGGAAGCGGCTCTTTTACAGGCACAATTAAATGCAGAAAAAGAAAAATATCAAGCAGAAGAGATTGAAAGAAGAAGGCAGGAAAGAGAAGATAAGAAAATTGCTGCCGCTGAAAAAGAAAAAGAAAGACTTCAAAAACTTCAAGATGCTTCTTCTGGTGGCGGCGGTGGTGGGGGATCTACTGGTCCTTCAGCAGCACAACAGAAATGGACTGCTAATAGGGTAGAGGTTCTAACTAGTGGAGTTGTTAACTGGACAGAGGGTGCGGAACTAAGAGTAAGAACTTCACAAATGGGGCCATGGACAGCCTTCTTCGATAGTGATAGAGTAAAGTCTTATAGACAAGAACTAGAGAAGTTAAATATACCCGCAGAAAATATAGATCAAATATTAAATGAATTATATGATTCATGGATAGACAACAATAATCAACTGTTTGCTCAAACCGATGATTATAAGTTTATAGAAGATTCATTGAAGAAGATGGGCGTAGCAGGAGAAGATCTAAAAGAAGTAATGCCAGATGTTTTCGGGGCACTTCTGGATAAAGAACTTAATCCTAAAGAAAAAATAGATGTTATAGCCGGAGCCTTGTATGATCTTGGATATGAAACTGATGAAGCATATAGAAAAGCAAAGAAACTATATGATCAGTACGGCGAGGACTTTGATGGCAAGGGAATAGATGATGAAATTGCTAGATGGGTTGAGTGGAATGATATTATTCTTAAGGCGCAGGATAGACTAAGAAAAATAAACAAACAATTGTCTGAGGGCGCAACAATATCTGATTTAGGTCTTTCTGCAGATAGATTAGAAGAGGTGGCAAGAACCGCTGCTGGTCAAAGTACTGCACAAACTGGTCCAACATTTAATGCGGGTGGAGTAAAACTTACTGGAGAAAATATTGGATCTGACCTGATGCTTGGAGTAGAAAAAGGTTTAACTGATGGAGTTCAGGCAACAGAGGCTGCCACTAGACAGGCTATAAAGTGGCTTGAAATATGGATGAGAGATGAAACAAAAACTAATTCTCCCTCAGAAGTATATAAGTTATTAGGCAAAGATATGATTGCTGGACTTATCAATGGATTAGTTATCCCTCCAGACACCGCAACTGGCGTTATTACAACAATAACAGATACATTTAAGTCAGCAGTAGATTCATACAAAATATTATTTACAGATCCAACAAATGGAATAAGTGGTGTAATAGATGCAGAAGTAAAGACTGCTGCAGATAATTTCTACAACACTATGACCACAAGAATGCAGGAAACTGTAGATGAAATTAATAACATACTTAAAACTAATTTAACTAACTATACCTTCCAAATTACTGGAAATCCAAAGATTTATGATGGTGGGGCAAGATCACTATGGCAGAGGGTGTTTGATGGAATTCCAGATGGAATGTTTACCTCCACTATGCCACAGTATGCTACTGGTGGATATGTAAGCGGTCCAGGCGGTCCAACAGAAGATAAAATTCCTGCTCTACTTTCTGATGGAGAATATGTAATCAAGGCTTCTAGTGTTAGTCAGTATGGCACAGAATTATTAGATCAAATTAATGCTAGAAAGTTTTATACTGGCGGATATGTTTCTGCCGACCGTGCAGAAACAGCAGCAAGCGGTAACAAGTATCTTGGTGGATACAAGCCTAAACCACAATATTCTGGTGGAACACCTACATATACTAGTGGATATAGTAATTCAAATACACAGGCTACAAGACAGAGCGGTGGCAGCGGTGTAATGAAGGGACTATACAATAAAGCATTAAGAAATGCTTCAATAATGTCTATGACTAGACAACCATTTTACTCTCCAGGAATTGGTGAAGAGGTTGGTGGTATATGGCAAATATTAAGAAATATTGCAGCATCAACAACCGACCTTCTACTTGGGGGATTTGTTCCTCCATTTATGAGATCAGAAAGATCTGGAGATTCATTCTTAGACAGAATAAATTGGAATAGAACCTCTATCGGATCGCTTATTGGTGGAGACAACTATCTAAATACTTCAGGATCAGAACTACTTGCTTCCATGCTAGACTTTGCCCCAGGTGGCGGAAAGGGAAGCAGCAGCATGGCCAGCGGTTTTATTCCAGTAGGTGTAAAGGCTGGAGCCACAGGAACTAGAGCAAGTAGAGATATTGTAGCAAAGGACTATGAAGACATGCTAGGCATGTCTAGACAGGACTTTGAGGATTATGTAGAAACTGCATGGCCTTCTATTACTCCAGCAGAAAAAGCAGACCTTATTGGAAAGATATTTGACGAGAATGGAAATGTAAGAAAACTAGATGTAATCAATGCTCCACCATATAGTTCATCAATGGGTGGAAATCCAGGAGCAAGAATGCATCAACATGGATTGAGCGTTCTAGACATTCTTAGAGACACAAATCAGGCAAAGAGATTTAAGTCTATTTACGATGAACTTTCAGCATCTGGAAGCCCAGCAGTCGGAGACATGACGTTTGATGAGTTTATGTCAAAGGTTAGGAATTCATCTATATCTGCACAAGATACTAGCACATCTGCAGATAAGGCTACAGCATTATTAGATCATGACTTTATTAGATCAGTAAACTCTGTATATGCAAGACAAAACTATGGACTTTCAGACACAGATTTAATTAGACTATATAGAGGATTAACTAGAAGCGAACAATCAAATGTTCATGGTGTTTTTAGAGGATACTCTACAACAGATCCAAATGTTGCTAAATCTTTCTCAAGATGGGCTGGCAGAGGAATTTGGGCAACAGACATATCAGTAGGAGACTTGCCACAGATTCTTGGAACTACTGGCTGGGCTGACGAATTTGCACAATTTATTCCAGAATCAGCCTGGGCAGAAGTAGTTACTGAGCATGGAGTAAACACAAAGATTTCTCCAGATAGACCATACAGAGCATTTGACCCAGAAAATGTTCTTATGCCTAGAAGAATAAAGCACGACGATTTTGTAAATAATCATGACTCGATAGTTGGATACGCTAAAAGTATTGGTCTTTCTCCAACTAGATTGCTTAGTGGATCTGGATTTAGAAGAGTTGGACCTTACTGGCAACTTGATCTATCTAAGATTGATTCTATGTCTTCAGAGAATAAACAATTACTTAAGTATCTTCAGGACTCATTGGGAATGGATCTAGTTTCTATAAAAACTGGAGAAGGACTTGCCCCATTTAAATTTGCTGAAGGTGGACTAGTCAGAGTAGGTAAAGAAAATCTTACTGTACTAGGAGAAGGTATATCTGACTATGCGAGAAGATTTGTTGGAACACCATATTCATCTGGGGCAGCATGGGCAGATGGACCAGCAAACGGGTGGGGATGCGCTACTGCCACTAAGTGGCTCTATGATTCCTATGCTGGAGTAGACCCAGGTCACCCATCATTATCTGCATCACAATATTCAAGTGGTTCTGGATCAAGAGTTAACGATATGCTTCCTGGGGACTTGTTATTCTTCTACTATCCAAATGGGGTAAATACATCAAATCCAATTAATCACGTTGGCATGGCGCTAGGAAATGGAAGCATGTTCCATGCTAGAAGTGAAGCATTAGGAACTCAAATTACTGGAATTGACGGCGCTGGAATGGATAGAGCCAGACAGCGTGCTGGCGGATCTGCAATAAAGAGATATTTACCAGAAACAATTGCTGGGATGGGAATACCGACTGCTAAATTTAAGATGGGCGGGAAGGTGTACGGTAAGGGTGGGCCAACGTCAGACGATATTCTTGCACTAATAAGCAACGGCGAATATGTAATGAATGCAAGTGCTGTAAGTCATTATGGTAAAGACTTTATGGATGCTGTAAATAAGGGTATACTTCCAGAGGCAGCCATGGGAGGAATGTTCTCTTCTAAGTATCCTGGATATGTCCAAAGAATGGGAGATGGTGGAATGCTTTCCAGGAAGTTTGGAATGAATAATGATTCCTCTCCAATTTCTAATGTAGAGTATAATATAAATGTAAACGTAGCAGGGACTAATTCATCTCCTGATGATATAGCAGAAGCCGTAATGAAATCACTTAAAAGAAAAGAAAGAATGGTTGGGGCGGTAACTAGAGTATGACATTTATAATTCCATCAATTATTAGACTTCAAGCCAATGGTAAGGCCGCCTCTGAATTCTCTACATCAACACCAAATAATGGTCAACTAACTTTATCCGATCATTCAAGATCGCCACTTAGCGTTTCCTACGAAATAATAGAAAATTCTCAAAGAATGGCTGATGGAACCATGAGAAAAAGTATTATTTCTAAGAAAAAGGGTTTTTCATGTACATGGGATATGATGCCTACAGTATCTACAATGATGGCAGACGGGAATGCTGACGCTGCTAAAATGAAGGCTTACTATGAATTATATTGTTATAGTCCACTTACTTTAACTTTAAGATATAAAAGAAATAATGCAGAAGCCCCAGTAGATGAGACATGTCAAGTGTATTGGACTGACTTCGGTTTTGATGTCATCAAGAGATACCGGAACTTTGATTACTGGAACGTATCTGCTGAATTTACGGAGATCTGATGCTTGGAGACAGCACTTTAAGAGAGCATATCGCAAAGTCCAACTCCTTGGACATAAAGCCACGAATTTTTGCAGAGTGGAATGCTAATGCAATATCAAATCCATATATGTACGGTACTGCATCTCCTCCAACATTTAGTGAAATAACAACTATAAATTCGTCAGGATCTACCCCCGCACCACAATCAGTAAATAGAGGAATATCTACATCAATAGGGTCCGATACTAACTGTAAATTATTAATTTCAGATTATGATGAACAATCAATAACTATTAATAATATAAGTATTCAATCTGGAGTAGTTACATTAAAAACAAAATCTCCTATTAAAAATAACATAGGAATAGGATCAGAAATATTTGTAGATACAAATATTAATGATATTAATGGAAAGTTTACTACTATAACCGGAACAGATAAAAGTAAAATTGTTTATACTACAAATAATCCTTCTATACAGAATATTAATGATAAAACAGTAAGAGGGGCATCTGTAACCGTTGGAGAAAGTTCTTATTATATAGATTATAATGCAAATGCTTCTGATGGAGTTAGATTTTACATGATGTTAAAGTCTGACTACTACTATCAATTATCACAAAATCCATTAGGTAGTTATTCTGAAAATTTTGATGTTGTGTTAACTGTGGTCGGGATGAAGAATAATCAAGAAGTTCTTACTCAACTAGTTACAAAAAGAATAAATGTTAATGCAGTAGACTGGGAAACTATATCTGTAGACTTTGCCAATCCAGATGAGTCAAAACTATCTTCTAATATAGATAAAGTAAGATTAAGAATAGATATATCTACTAATTCTGAACAAGTTGCCGCTCTTCTTGTGGATCAAATTTTTGCTTTTAAAGTATCTCCATATGAGATTTATTGTTCAGATATAATGCCAGTAAAAAATATCTTTTCGCCAGATAGACCTGGAGAATTCCTGCTAGAAACTGGTCCAGTAAATGTTAATTTATCTTCAACAGAAACATTTCCTCAACAATGTACTAATGTTCATATGGCTATGAGATGGGCTATCACAAGAAGATTCTCTAGAATTCAAAGAAGTGTTGCTCCATACGCAGGAAACCCAAATAGTTACTATGTGTCTGGATCTTCCTCTGACAGTAAGAAATTTTGGTGTGTTTATAAAAAAGATTTTAAAACAAATAACGTTGTGATAAAAGTAAATTCTATCATAAATAAACCATCTAATTTTTCTATAAAAGCATTTATTAATAATGCCTGGACAGAAATAGCAACACATGCAACAGCATCATTTAATGCTAGTGGAATTTTAAGAATATATTATAATGGAACGCAATGGTCATCTAATCAATGGGCATATAATTCATATCCAAAAATTTCTTCAACTAATGGAGACATAGATAAATATGTAAGTATAAAAGCAATAGCGATTGAAATAAATTCATTATCTTATTCATCTGGTAATAATGAAATTAGGGGTGGCACCTCCGCATTTGATTTAAATTATCTAGATATTATAGAAATATCACCTAGACTATCATTAGATTTATCAGACTATTTAATAGATTTTTCTATAAATAAAGAAATAGCAGACGACTCTATTCCACTACCGCTAGGAAATTTATCTTCTAATTCAGCAACAATAAACTTTAGTAAAATACCAATAATAATATCTAATCCAGATTTACAAACATCCGAAACTAATGATATTGTTCCTATAAGCAACTATGCATCTATATATGTATCTGGTAGTGAGCAGTCAAGATCGCCACTTAAAGACATGCTAGTAAGAGGTGTAAAACTTCGCGGATTTTTCGATATAGATACTAGCCTATCAGGTTCTGGACCAGCAAATACTAAATCGTCCGTCCCGGCATTCGTAATGTACTCTGAGTTATGGTCAGAATCTAACAATACTATAAAGGTAGAATGCTACGATATTATTAAAAGACTGCAGTCAACCTTGTCAAGACCGCTATATCTAAAGGGGAAAACAATACAAGAAGTGATATATAGTATTTTAGATTCAATAGGTTTTTCTGATTATATGTCTAATGAATTATCAGATTTAAGAATATTAAAAAGTTTTAGCAATGATAATTCTGAAAACAATTTAGTAAATAATCTAGAATCTATAAATCATTACTGGAGCAGTAAAGATAATTCCGCAGCAGACTCCTTGAATGATATATTCAAGGTTTATCAAATTTCAATGTTTGCAGATGAAACTGGAGCAGTTCGTTTTACATCTTTATACGATATAAATAGAAGATTAAATAATGTGTCAAATGAATATGTAGTTAATATTCAAGATTTTACAGATAGTAATTCTACTAGCAATTTAGCATCATTCTTAATAGATGAAAATGAAAGACCTTCAAAGATAACTCTTAGATATAAAAAGCCATATCCATATTACACTCAGCCAAAAATAGGAAAGAAAGTTAAAAAAACTTTATCTGACAGCAGCGGATCTTTGGTAAAAAATACTAGTAAGATTGTGTGGGAGCCGGAACAAGAAGGACTGGTACTCCCCTACTTTGAACTATCGGCCCCAGGAATAACATCTAAGTCTCAAAAATTTATAAAATTTAATATAGATAATTTAAAGTATATAAATAAAACTATAGATTTTAATGGGTATCTTCTGATAGATAGTGAAATTGTTAAATACGATGGATTAGAATATATATTCACTCCAGTAAATATATCTAACAATGAAATTAATAATTCTGGAGAATCGTTTAAAGCAATAATTAAGAATAGAGAAGACCTAGTTTCAATAATTTCTGACGCCACAGACAGGTTTGGAGCAAAAACTATTTATTACCAGCCCACGGGCTATTTGATGAATGTAGAGAGAGGGGTATTTGGCACTATCCCAGATAGACATATTACGGTAAATGCTAATTCTCCAAAAGACTGGAGCGCTAAAGAGTTCGACTCTAAGTACGATAATGTAAGTTCCTTGGATAAGTCAGATGGTAAGTATTCATTATCTAATGGAAGAATAAGTTTAATTTCTGAAAAAACTAATGGTGGAATTATTATTACTCCTAATAAAAATAATACGGTGGGAAGTAAAAGAAAATTATTTATGAGGTATGGATTAGGTAATATACCAGCAAATAAGAGTGGATACTTAGGTGCAGCAATAGGTGTAAATATAGAATCTGGAAAAATAAAAGATGGGCTTTTTATATTTACTGGAACAGAGTCTAAAGATAAAAAAACTGAGGTAAAATTATTTATTCAAGAAATAGTTAATGGAACTATAAACAATATAGTTCCAAAGGGCCGTATGGAACTTGATGAAACACTATTCGAAGAAAACGAACAAATAGAATTGTATGTAAATTTTAATGCATCAAGAAATTCTATGAGAGTTTATGTCGGTCCAACCAGCATATTCCAAAAAATTAAAAAAGGGAAAGATAAGGAAGAGAAAAAGACAGAAAAAATAATAGATGTGGGACACGAAGTAAAATTAAAAATAGATAAGGACAGCACCTTTGGCTTTGTGGCATTAGAATATGGAAGAGGCTGGCTGGATGACTTTGCGTTTACTTCAAAATCAGACCCAAGAAATCTAAATAATGATAATATTGATGATATAGAAAATGATTATTCTTATGATGAAAAGGCCGGAAATCTTTTTTACATAGGAAAGAATACGTTATTAAATCAAATTGTATATAATAGGAATATAGAATTTTCTATAAACAATCCACTAAATAAAGATAACTTTATCTGGACAGGTGCCCCAGTCGCCCGTGGCCTTAAAATACTAAATATAGAATTTAATGATTTTCCAATATCTGGAAATGCTACTGCAAAATTTTTAGGGTACAGTTATGAATCAAATTCAGTTAAAATAAATAATGATTTGAGAAATTCTGACACCAAGGACGAATTCTAATGGCTAAAACTAAAAATAAAAAATACAATAAAATTCTTGTGATAGAAGAAATTGTAGAAGTTCCAGAGGACGCTATAGCCACTAGTATAGTTGCCGGAACTCCTCAAGATGCTAGAATAGCAGTATTAAATGCTAGCAATCAGACTATTTATTTAAGTGCCGGATCTTCAAATAACATATCTGGAGGAGGTCTGATAGTTAAGGGTTCTACAATTATTGAAGGTGAAACGTATGAAGTTTCAGAAGACCTTGAACTTGGCTCCTTTGACGCCCAACTGGATGTAGAATCAGTTTGGATACAAAATGAAGAAATTGCAAATTATTGTCTGTATATAATAAGTGCATACTATGATATGTACTACAAAAATTTATCTTTAAAAATCTCCCCAAACCCATTGATACAGGTAGGAGATCTAGCAAAAATTAAAATAAAAACATATAAGGTAGAATTCCCAGAAACACAATACTGGATAGTATCATCAATAAAACAAAAATTTGATAAAGGCTTGAGTACGGAAATAATTTTAAAACCAGTAAAGAAAGTTTTTGATCTAAATATATAATTTAATGATAGAATAGTATTGGTGCCATATGAGTGATTTTACAAGAAAAAACCCAGTAGATTTAGAAATACTAAGAAAGCAAATTCTTGCAGAAGCGAGACAGTATACAGATGCTTCAATAGAAGACGCTATTGAATCTTTATTAGATAAAGATCAGATATCTAGTGATTCAGATGAAATTGAAGTAGATCCTGATGTAGAAGACTTAATACCTACTCCAGATGGTTCAAAAAATCCTGGGGCTATAGAATCTATAAAATTTTTAAATGACTCTGGAGAATTTGATTATGATGAAGATTTTGCATATGGAAATTTATACATATCTTCTGATGGAGAGTATGTAGTAGATGTTACTGCAAAGGCAATTAGTACTAATAAAGAAATGTCTAGTATAGAAGTTCAGATAACGAGGATTGATAATGCAGGGTAAATATTTTATTTATAATAATAAAAAACTTGTTGGGGAATGCAAAAATATTATCACTAATGATGGTATGCATATTATTAGAACATATATGGCTGGAGGAGTCTCAGACTGGGCTGGGGCGCTATCAATAGGAGCCAGCAATTCGTCCGCTCCATCAGCAACAGACAGGTCCCTAGAGTTTGAATCAATTCGCGTCCCAGTTCTTTTAAAGAGTGTAGAGGATAATGAATTAATACTTAGTGGAACGCTACCTACAGAATTCAATGGCAGAATTTATGAAATTGGGTTATATTCATCTGTAGTAAATATTTCTTCAGAAGGATTTGATGATAGAGTTTTAGTTAACTTTGATGAAACTTGGGCAGACTCAAATGGTGCTATCCTATCTTCTTCCCTGTTCTCTTCTACATCTAGGGTTGGATCAAGAAATTTAAATATTTCTAATGCTTCTGCCTATGCTCAAACCAATTCTACAGTTGATTTATCTGGGTATTCTAGTTTAGATACATTATCAATACTTTATAATGTTACTGCTACTGGCTCTAATAGAGTCATCACCATTACCTTCCAGGACGATCAGTTGCCCTCTCCAGGATCTAAAAGTATAAATGTAACTCTTCCAACAAATACTACTGGTTATAAAATTTTTACAACACAATTAGGAAATCTTACTAATAATAATTTTAATAACACTATATCAAAGATTATTATTTCAGCATCATCCACAAGTTCTACCGCAGCAGCGAGCCTTGACGCTATAAGAATTAATGATGCCGATGAGATAGATCCTTTATTTTCTTTAGTAAGTAGATCATTAATTGGATCTGTATCAGGAAACTCCTCTTCTGACTATATCGTGAAAAATCCTGGGATAGAAGTAGATATAGAATATAGGGTAAGAATTGTATGACCACGGAAAAAATTTTTAATATTGATGGGTTACAACCTAACTCCAATCATTCTATAAGAGTAAGAGCATTATATAGAGATGGGTCATATAGTAACTGGTCTAAATTATTTAAATTAAAGGTTAAAGGAGATACAGATCCTCCATCTCAGCCCTCCGCGCCCACGATATTTGTTCCAGATCTTTCAACACAGTCTTCTAGAAATGCATCAGCAATGGGTCCTCAAACTGTTAGATTTAGGCATGATGCAACAAAAAACGGCGGAGGAAACCTAGAAGCAGACATAGACTACTTTGAAGTATATGTAAGCACCACCGATTCTAATTCTGGTGGTACTCAAATAGGTACTGTCAAGGCTACTAGGCCAGGATTAGGAGCATATTCAGAAGGGACTCTTTCAGTAAATGCTCCAGGAGAAACAGCCAGTAGATGGTTCTATGTTATAGCAGTAGATATGAGTGGGCAAAGATCTTCTGCCTCACCTACTACACAGGCGTCTGCCATTCCGATGTTTGCTAATGCATATATTTCTGATCTAAGTGCAGATAAAATCACAACTGGAACCCTGCAGGCTAATCAACAAATTAGTGTAGGAACTTTAGTTCCAATAGTTATTAAATCTAATGATTCATCCCCACGCGGTCAGATTTATGTTGGAACGAGAGTTAACCCAACAGGAGAAATAGGTAGTGGATATCGTGATATTCAAACAGCATTCTATGTCGATTCGACTGGAAAACTTTCATTAAAGGATAAATTTTATTGGGATAGTACATCATTAACAATAAAGGGCACAGTAACTAGTACTGGACTTATTGTTGAGGGTGGGGCCGCAACTGTAAAAGTTCTTCCAGGTTGGCCCGAAAGCGCCCCCTTGACCTATTCTTTACTTTCTACGGATGGAAAAGATATTGTATTAGAGGCAGTAAGTGGAGGAGATCCTGCAAAAATAAGATGGGTAGATCAAACAGATTACCAAAGGGCTACTGTTGGATGGGAACCGACTTCATCTAATTTCCCCCAGTACTTTGTGGTTAGATCCTTAGGCGCTCTTGGGGGAAATGATGGTAAAATTTTAATAGATGCTGGTGCCCAGGGAAACATTATTTTAAGATCAAAAGATGTAAATATAGATACCAATAATGGTGGATCATTTACAATTGATGGTGAAACTGTTGAAACTCCTGCAACTATAAGAAACAGGTATAAGAACGGAATTAACTCTCCATCCGATGGAAATAAGATTACATTTAGTGCTTCCGGCCCGACTGGTACTCCGAATCGTGGAGACATACACTTAAGGTATTTGTAATGCCAAAGCAAATAAGACTATATGATAGTACAAATGCTAGCCCAGCCTGGGGAGACTCAGGAAATAAATTAGTAAGTGCAGTATGGGTGGGTGATGGTACTAACCTATCTTGGAAATCTGTTGATGTTGGGTGGGTATATGAACCATCATTCGGCACAATGACAGGATGGACGGTGTTTTTTGGAACCTTAACTCCAACAGTATCTATAACAGATTATTCTACAACACCATCGTCTGTTACTTTAAATTGGGATTCAGAATATCAAGAATATATAGTAATATCTTATTACAGGACAGATAATCCATCTCAGGTATTTACAACAACAGAAGTATATACTCAATTAAAGACATATACAATTACAAATAATATTTCTCCAGGTAATTATGTTTTTACTTTAAGAGTTTATTCAGAAACAGATACAATGGCTCAGGATAGTGAAAATGTTTCCATACCTATTATTCCTACAGTTTCTAATTTTGTTTTAGTATCAAAGACTTTTAATTCCGCCACACTTTCATGGCAATCTACAAATCAATCTACATATAGAATAATCCTGTACTACCCCTTTGGAGATGGAACTGGTCAGGTAAATAGTGGAGAAATATCTAGTACTTCTGCTAGATCTTATAGTTTTTCAAACTTAGATCCGAGTACAGAATATACTCCACAGATAATAATAAAATCTTCTACTGGAAATACGGCATCTCTTACAGGAACGCCATTTACAACAGACCCACCTCCAGCACCAGTAAATACTGTTCTTCCAACTACTACGGGCTTTAGAATTGTAGGATCTACTCAACAGGTAAATAGTAATGGCACATGGACTGGTACTGGAACATTGTTTTATGCATATCAATGGGTAAGAAGTTTAAATAATTCTACATGGTCAGAGATACCAGGAGCATTTTTTTCAAGTTATACTTTATCAAATTCTGATATAGGATATTATGTTACATGCAGAGTAGGCGCTAGGCTTTTGGTTGATTCAACATTTTCTGACTGGGCCTATGCTTTTGCTAATTCGCCCGGAATTATTTTTAGTTCTCCTGGGCCATTTACACTTTCATATAATAGTGTTGGTCAGAATAGCGTTAATTTAACTTGGACGGCATCAAGTAATGCTAGTTATTATGTTGTATTTTATACCGACCAGTTTGGAAATGGTGAGTCCGTAAGTAATATTACATCAACCTTCTATACTTTAACAGGACTATCTCCAGGAGTTTCATATGATGTACAGGTAGCGGCTGTCAATGAAGTAGATGTTACTAACTCTAATCTTGTAAGTTTTACTACACTAATTTCACCTCCCCCAGCGCCGACAGGACTGCAAGCATACACATTAAGTCAGAGTCAGGTGTATTTAGTTTGGAATGAGATATATGGATTTAATTTATCATCTCCGTATTATCGTATACAATACAGTACTGACAATTCAACATGGACTACAGTAAATGGAACTTCTAGTTCTAATTTTACAGTTACAGGATTATCGGCGGGAACTTTATACTACTTTAGAGTAGCAGGAGTTAATCCTACTGGAACTGGTCCATATTCAGCATCCGTTACGGCAAATACATATCCCCCAAATCCAGGAGCATTTAGTCTATCTGTAAGTGATGTAGGACAAAACTCTGCAAAATTTAGTTGGACCAACTCCTCCTATGCCACGGAGTACACCCTTTTTGTGACAGACGTAATTGGAGAGTTCGACTTTACATATTCTAATGTTTCTAGTCCATATACTGCAACAGGTTTAGAACCAGGACGGAATTACTACGCTCAGGTTGCAGCGATAAATTATGCTGGTGACACAATGCAAGTGACTAATTCAAACGGCGTTTCATTTACAACCACAAGTCCTCCACCACCTCCACCCACTATTTTTTCTTTTAGTGCTTCCTCAACAACAACAACTGCTACTCTGTCATGGTCTGCTACTAATGCAAGTTCTTATTCTATTGTAATATCTAACCCATTTGGAGGAAGTACTAGTTATTCAACAACATCAACCAGTCTTTCTGTTGGGGTAGGATTCGATAGTGACCTTTCCACGGGAACTTCTTATACTGCAACTCTAACGGCAACTGGTGCAGGAGGTAGTTCAACGTCTAGCACATCATTCACAACACCAAGTCCCGCCCCAACACCAACACCAACACCCACACCCACGCCTACACCCACACCCACGCCTACACCCACGCCTACACCCACACCCACACCCACACCCACGCCTACACCCACACCCACGCCTACACCCACGCCTACACCAACGCCTACACCAGCACCAAAACCACCACCAGCAACTAGCCTTGGACCAGATACAAAAGTTCTTACTAGAGACTATGGATATGTTGAAGTAAAGTACTTGTCTATAGGAGATATGCTTGTGTCCTTAGATATTTCTGAAGTGCCATTAGCAGGAGAGACTTTCGATGTAGATAATTGGAGTTCTGAAACCTTCACAAATAATGGATACACAACAACAGAAGTAACTAATATTTATGCAAGACGAGTTACTGGCACTATGGTTAAAATAAACAATGAATGGTTTACCGATAATCATAATATTTTGGTTGAAAAGGACGGGGTGTACTCGTTTACTCAGTCAGTATTTTTAGATACAACATATAAGATATTTGATTATAATTTAATGGGGTGGAGACAAATAGATTCAGTAGAAATTGCTACAGACATAGAAGAAATCGTATATGTTGTTGATTGCGAACCGTACGATATATTCTTTACACAAAATGCTCTCGTATACAATAGAAAAGAATGGCTTAGTCAATAATTCTTTTAGATGATGATGGAAATCCCACCGCAGGACGACCATCGTATTTGTATTCCTGGTAGGGACCATTTTCGTCCACATAATGCAAAAAGGCTTGAACTTGAACAGCATTATGCGGTCCTAAAAATTCATCTCGCCAATGCAACGAATCCAAACCTTTATAAATTGCTAGATCTGTAGGCTCTAATATTATTTTGGAGTCATCAACAAATAGGGGCCATTCATAATTTTCGTAATTATGTCCGATACATAAACTTGCAGATATTTCACAGGACGGACGATCATAATGTGGCTTTAGAATATCTCCTCTTCTATATATTCTATAATAAGCATATGTTGGATATAGAGAAAGACCTGTTGTTTTTTCAATAATAGGCTGAACAAGTAAAAGCAAAGACTCCATTAGGGGATCTGCATACTTACCATGAGCCGTAGGAACTTGATGATCCCCCACTCTACCAGTTTTTATTTGATCAAAAATGGCATACTGGTAAATAAGTTTTGACATTTCTGCAGGAATGGCATTTTTAACCATATAAAAACTTTTATTTTCGTGAGGCATTTATAATCCAATCTAGTATAATAAAACCATTATAGTACGGAGTCAGTATGAATTCTAAAGAATTATCCTTAGGAATTAGAGAATATGATTTTCCAGAAAATCTATGCAACGAGATAAATAATCAAATTATAAATAGCGACATATATAGTTGGGTTAATTCTGGAGTTGGGGTAGATCAAATAAATACATCTATTAGATCCAGTAAAAATTATTTATTAGACCAAAGTAGCGATGTTGTAGAAAAAATAAAATTATATATTTATCAATGCATAGACGACTACTGTGAAAAATACATAACAAGTTATACAAAAAATGTAGATTTAGGAATATTAAAATATTCTAAGGGAGGACAGTACCTCCCACACTCTGATAGTGATTATGTTTTTTATAGAACAATATCTATTTTAGTATATTTAAACCCAGGTGAGTACTCTGGAGGAGAAACCTACTTCCAGTTCTTTGACCTAAACGTAAAGCCGAAGACTCCAAAATTGGTTATTTTCCCATCAAACTTTATTTACAATCATGCTGCCCTCCCCGTTACTGAAGGTAAAAAATATGTTATAGTTGGATGGTTAAATGATTGTCCGGTAAATGAATAAGTATGATGTATAATAGTGAATGGAGGAACAATGTCTTATAGTGAATTATCAGGAGAAGAAAAAAAACAAATCGTAAGGTCTCAAATAAAAAATGTTCAATATAATAGGTATATAGCCGATTTGAGTATTTTACAAGAGCAGGGACTTCCCGATCCAAATTCGTTAATAATTCTATCTTGTGAAGCAGAATTAGCAAAGTATGATATAAAAGAAGAAATATTAATTTCTAGGTTGCAAGAATTATTATTAGAGTATCCAGAAATAGAAGAGGTAGTTTAATGTCCAGTACAATAGAATTAGTAGTACAAGAACTACAGAATAGAATTGGTCAAATTACATCTAATTACGAAATTCAGATGGCTATGTTAAAAGCACAGGCGACAGAAGAAATATCATTACGAGATGAAAAGATTAAAGAATTGATGAAAGAATCTGAATAAAAATGACAGTAGACATTAATGAAGCATACGCAAGAATAGACTATAAGATGCTCAAAGATTTATCTGAAAAGATAAATTCTGTTGAGGAACAGTTGACTAAATTAAAAAAATCTTTTAGTTCCATTCAGGGTTCATTCAAAGATTTAGAGAATCTGGCGTTTTTTGCTGATAGAAAACTATTTAATAAGAATGATAAATTAGAATTTTCATTCGGATCTAATTATAAAAATCCACCAGCAGTAGTTTTAACTGCAGAAAATATGTCTCAGTCTACTGATAAAAATCCATATGTTTATATAATAGAATTAACTAAGGACAGAGTAAAGTTTAAGATAATTAATTCTGCCCCATCAACTAGAGTTCATTGCATTGCAATGGGCGAAACGGATTAATGAAATATAATCCTATTGCCTTATGGAATAAAAAGAAAAAAATAATACGAGATGGGTATGTATTAATATGGGTTCCAGAGCATCCCAAGTGCTTCGGAGGCGGCTGGTACTATGAGCATAGACTGGTCATGGAAAAAAAATATTGTAGAATATTAAAAGACTGGGAAACCGTACATCACATTAATGGTGACAAACAATGCAACGAGGAGTATAATCTTTTCGTATGTACCCGCGCTCAACATATGAAAGCGCATAAATAGATAGGAATTTTATGAATAACGACCTAAAGTGGATGATGGTTTCAGACGTTCACTTCCCTAGGCACGACCCGCGTAAGGTAGACCTATTTCTTAAAGTTATGAAGTGGTTTAAGCCAGACGCAGTAGATCTGCTTGGTGACATTGACGATGCAGATTCCACTAGTAGGTGGGCAGCAGATAAGCCACTAGAAATGTCAATTTCTATAGATGATGGAGGAGTCCGTGAGACAAAGCAGTTCCTTAAAGATATCAGAAAGATCGTCCCCAATGCTGATTGTCATTTTCACGATGGGAATCATGGCTGGACTCGCCACGGCGAATACCTTGCTAAGAAAGCGCCGCAGTTCCTTGAAATAATAACAGCAGATACACTATATGATTACTCCAATGCTGGGTTTGAGTGGCACAATTGGAACGAGCCTCCGGTACGGCGCTTTGGAGATATCTATGGTCACCATGGAGAGTCTATCTCTAAGCACGCCGGAGAGTCAGTCCGCAATGACGTAAATAACTGGGGCGTATCTCTAGTGCGTGGACATTCACATAGAATGGGTGCATATTTCCAAACATATAACCTAAGTGGTCAGGAATTACGCGGATATGAAATAGGCCACTTGTGCGATGAAGATCAGATGGATTACTCTATCCAAAAGAATTGGCAGGCAGGATTTGCCGTCGCACATGTAGTTAATGATTATCCTCATATGCAATTGATTCAAATTCATGATTACACATGCGTAGTGGATGGAAAGATATTTACGGCATGATGACTCATAAGAAATGCAAGGGTAGCGTCTACATTGATAGAGTATTCTCCAGCCCTCTCAGACTTGATTTATTCTGCCTTAGGTGCGGTAAGAGATGGTTTATTCAAAGAAGCAAGGGAGCGTTTGGACCGTGGCTAAGTCAAATAGAATCTCAAAAAGAACTAGCCTAAATTATTTTTATTTAAATGGAGAACCGCACAAAACAATAAAAATATCAAGGTCTGAGGATCTTCTTATATCATGGAATTATGATCAAAAAAAACGAGTTACATATGTATGGTCTGTGGCAAAAAGAGACATAGAAAAAGGCTTTACAATGAAAAGTGTTGCTAGTATTTTTAATAGAAATAGATTAATAATTCATAGGTATATACAGAATGGAAACATAAAAAGACCTAAGCAAATATACTCTATTGAAACTGGAAGACCTTCTGGATTTTTATTTTCTAAAAATGATATGAGAGACTTACACGAATATCTATTAACTGTCCATCGCGGTCGCCCTAGAAAAGATGGTGAAATAACTAATAGTAATTTAGTTTCTAGAGCAGAACTAGAAGCCCTTATGAATGAAGATAAAGTTTTGTATACTAAGGATTCATCTGGCGAGTTTGTGCCAGTATGGAAACAACCAGATTGGTGATAATGGGTAAAAAGAAAAAAGAAGAAGATCCTTTAGTTTTAGATCAAGACGGGATACTTAATGAATGTGCTACGTCTTTAATGGCAGCATTTGACTTTGCGATTGAGCATAGGGACGTTGACTCCATGCTGGCAGTTTCAGACAGATGGCTTAGACTTTATGCCATGCTTTCCCATTTTGAAGAAGAAGCAAGTTCTGAACAACTAAAGTTAGGATTTATTGATGACAACTCACAACCATGAATCAACTAATGTCAGGGTTGAACTGCAATTTGTAAGAAATCTTGGAAACTATGAAAGCCTTAGAGTATCTATCGGAGTAGAAGATTATGTTCGGCAGGGAGAAACTGTTGACGCAGCAACCGATAGAGTGTATGATTTCGTAGAAAGCAAAATCGTAGAAAAGGTCTCCGATATTGAGAAGGAGTTAAAGAATGGCTAAGGCTGATGCAAAGCAGCCCTACGCACTTCTAAGCCTCTATGAAAGATTGTACTCTGAAAAGTATAGCAAGGTTGCCCGACTTAATAAGTTTAAAGAAAAGTGGGCAATGCAAGATGTTATCGAATCAGTCGGATATGACAGGGCGAGAGAACTGCTTGAGTATTATTTTCGTGTTACTAAGCAGGGGCATCCACTTCAATGGTTCTTCTATAATTTCGATAGATTAGATGACATGCTGATACAATCAGATGAAGATTCCCGTCGTCGCCAGATGTTGCGAGAGGCTACTAAGAAAATGGTGGAGGAAATGTCATGAACACAGAGGCAGCAGTAATTACATCAGTATGTCAGAATAAGGATATTGCTACGATTCTGGCAGATAATGTTGATGATATCTTCCAGTCACACCGTGACGTTTGGGAAGGTCTAAAGTCTTACTATTACAAGTTTAAGTCTGTTCCAGATGCCAATGTGCTTCAGGAGAAGTTTCGAGATTTTGAGCCTGTTAAGGTAACTGCTGAGACTGGGTACTATCTTGATCAATTAAAGAATGAGTATCTTGCTTCTCGTATGCGTAGTCTTCTTATGAAGAGTGGCGCATCCCTTAAAGATAATGCTGCTGCCAGGGTGCTTGCCGATATGCAGTCAGAGATTGCTTCACTATCAAGGTTAACTAACAATGTAAGAGATGTTGACCTAATAGACTATGAGTTGGCAGAGAAGCACATTGTCGCTGTCCAGGAACGGTCAGCAATTATGGGTGGTAGTCCAGGAATTAAAACTGGTTTCACCGCTCTAGATCTTGCTTATCCTACTGGTATGGCTCCAGGCCATCTTATTGTTGCTATTGGCTGGCCTGGTCGTGGCAAGACATGGCTTACTTCATATCTAGCATGTAAGGCATGGGAGCAGGGATTTAAGCCTATGATTGTATCTCTAGAGATGAGTCCAGAGAATATGCGTGACCGAATTTACACCATGCTTGGTAGCGGTATGTTTAGGGCTTCAGACTTCTCCCGTGGTAATATTAATATTGATGACTTTCATAATTGGGCTAAGAAGCGCTTTGACGACAAGAATAGTTTTATTCTAGTATCTAACGAGGGGACAAATGAAGTTACTCCACAGACGGTCCAGGGTAAGATCGATCAGCATCGCCCCGACCTTGTTATCTTGGATTATCACCAGTTGTTTAATGACACTAAGCGATCTAATTCTGAAGTTGAGAGGAACCGAAATATCTCGCGGGAATTCAAACTACTAGCAGTTCGTAACAATATT